TCGTTCGGTCGTGGGGCTAAATAACTTAATTTTAGGAGTTCTAAATGGCTTATCCTACTGTTTCAGCACCGTACGGGCTAATCCCCGTAAATCTGCTGGGCGGACAAGTCTTTGCTGGTTCCACTCGGCAAATTCCGATCCAAACGGCACACGGCACCAGCATTTACTTTGGTGACGTTGTTCTGATGTCGTCCAACGGCTGTATCACTACGGCTGTGTTGACCGCGACCACCGTTAACGTGGTTGGTATCTTTATGGGTTGCAGCTACATCAACTCATCGGGCCAGCGCATTTACTCGCAGTATTACCCGTCTTTGACAACTGGCACCCCGGACACTTCGACCGCGATTACCGCGTATGTTGCGGATGATCCCGATCTGGTGATGAAGACCGCGATTGTTTCTGGCACGACTACCGTTGCTCAAGCTACTCGTGCAAATCTGGTTGGCGGGAATACTTCGCTGGTTGTTAACGCTGGTAGCACCACCACCGGCAACAGCGCACATTGTGTCCTTAACAGCACCGCAACCACGGCAGCAATCCCGTGTAAGGTTGTGGACGTTGTGCCTGATACCGCCCCAGCGACCGGTTCCTTTGTCGAAGTTCTGGTGTCGTGGAACCAAGGCATTCATCAATATCGCCTTGCAACCGGCGTCTAGGAGAATAAATAATGGCTATTTCACGCGCACAACTACTCAAAGAACTCCTTCCCGGCCTGAACGCCTTGTTTGGTCTTGAGTATAAAAAGTATGGCGAAGAACACAAAGAGATTTTTGAAACTGAAACCTCTGAGCGTTCGTTCGAAGAAGAGACGAAACTGTCTGGTTTCTCCGCTGCTCCGGTCAAAGGCGAAGGTTCTGCCATCGCTTACGACAATGCACAGGAAGCTTGGACGGCTCGTTACCAGCACGAAACCATTGCTCTGGGTTTCTCGATCACTGAAGAAGCGGTCGAAGATAACCTGTATGACAGCCTCTCGGCTCGTTATACCAAGGGTCTGGCTCGTGCTATGGCCTACACCAAGCAGGTTAAAGCTGCCTCAGTGCTGAACAACGCATTTGCAGGTGGCCCGACCGGTGGCGATGGTGTGGTTCTGTGTTCGGCGTCTCACCCGCTGGTTTCTGGTGGCACCAACAGCAACATCCTTGCATCCGCTGACCTGAATGAAACCTCGCTTGAGGCCGCTGTTATTCAGATCGCTGGGTGGACGGATGAGCGTAGCTTGCTGATCGCCGCTAAACCGGTAAAGTTGATCATTCCTCCGGCCCTGATGTTCGTCGCAACCCGCCTCCTTGAGACGGAACTGCGTGTTAGCACCACCAACAACGACATCAATGCGCTGAAGAACAATGGCTCAATTCCGGGTGGTTATTGCGTCAATCACTTCTTGACCGACACCAACGGCTGGTTTCTGACAACTGATGTTCCGAATGGTCTGAAGCACTTCGTTCGCACCCCGCTGGCTAACAGCATGGACGGCGACTTCGACACCGGCAACGTCCGTTACAAGAGCCGCGAGCGTTATTCGTTTGGCTGGTCTGATCCGCTAGGCATTTTTGGTTCAGCCGGTTCGTAATATGTAGTATGATGCAAGGGTGGATGGCAGACTGAAGAACTAGCCATTAAAAGACAGCTTAAAGCGTCCACCTGTTTTACTTATCTGGGATTTTTACCTATATCGACTGCCCCAGCAGACTTAGTAGAGACGATATGGGGATGTGCTACTACACGGAGATTTAAATGTCTATTTCCACATTTGACGGCCCCGTTCGTTCGCTGAACGGCTTCTATTCCCAAGGTGCAGGTAACATTATCACCCTTGGCGCTACCGCAACTCTTTCTGTTGCTACTCACGCTGGTAAGATTCTGCTGGTTCCGACTACCTGCGCTATTACCCTTCCGGCAGTTAACGCTTCCGTTGACTCTTCGGCTACTGGCCCCGGTGCTGATCCGAATACTTTGGATAACCTTGGCGCTATCTTTACGTTTATCTTTACCGCAGCTTCTGCTGGCGCTACTTCTCAGACTATTACCACTGCCGGTAGCGATGTTTACACCGGTCAGATTCTGGTTGCTGGGACGACTTCAATGGCGTTCAACTCAACTGCTGGCACCGTTATCACGCTGAATGCAACGACTTCGGGTGGCGCTGCCGCTGGTAGCCGTCTGGTGTTGATGCCGTATGCTGCTGCTAAGTGGTCTGTTCAGGGTTCGTTTGTGGGTTCTGGCACTGTTGTTACGCCGTTTAGCTAATCTTCTGGGGGCTTCGGCCCCCGATTAACACACTAGGAGATTAACCATGCAGACAGACGTTCTAGCCAGTGTACCTATAACTGCCAGCGGTCAGTTTACTGACCAAGCTACTAATAATCTTGCCCGTTGCAGAGTTAAGGCAATCTACATCGTCCCCGGTGCTACAGCGGGTAGCCTTATTCTTAGGGATGGCGGGTCAAGCAGCACAATTAAAATCACCGTTAACACCGTAGCTTCCGTCGCTCAACCGACCTATATGTTGATGCCCGGTGAGGGATTGGTGTTCCAAACCGCCGTCTATGGAACGGTGTCAAACCTTGGTTCCGCAACTATTATTTACGGATAACAAATGACCTCTAACAAAGGCTTTAATCTGGCGGGTAAGAAGTTGATGATAGGTCTTCCCGCCTATGACTACAAAGTAACAGTAAGCATGGCTGTGTCTCTTATGAAGCTCAGTCAAATGGTGTTGCAGCATGGGATTGATATACAGGTCAACAGCATCTGTGGTTGCTCTGTTGTTTCTCGTGCGCGTAACGTCATTGCCAAGCAGTTCTTGGAGTCTGATTGTGATCACCTGATGTTCATTGATGCAGACATGACGTTTGAGCCTGAGTCCGTGATTCGGTTGATGGCATGGAATCAAGACCGTGGTGTGGTTGCTGGTGCTTATGTAGCCCGTAAAGAAAGCAAGACCTACATCCTGTCAATTGACGGGGGTAACGGAATCAACGGCACTCACGGCACCATCACGATGGATGAAGATGGTCTGGTTAGGGCATATCGCGTAGCCACTGGCTTTATGATGATCCAGAAAAAAGTCTTTACCACGCTGGCTGAACAGCATCCTGAGTGGAAGCACATGGACACCAACAGTCCGCAGATGCTCTACAGCTTTTTTGACTTCTTGGTCACCCCTGAAGGCATGATTGGCGAGGACTTCCTCTTCTGTGATCGTGCGCGGGAAGCTGGATTTGAGGTGTGGATAGACCCAACCATCAAGCTGGGTCACATGGGCGTGGTTGAACATAAGAGCGATTTTGGTAATGATGTCTTATACCCGTCCATGATCTCGCAGCAAACCATGAGTGATGCAGCATGAGTAGCATAAAGACAGTGCCGGTTACATGGGTTGTAAACCGCTTGATGTGCGATTGTGGTGGCGAGTTTCAGCATAAGTTCAGCATCAAATACAAAGCAAAACCGTTTGTTCATGTGTGCGATAAATGCAATGTCACAGAAGATACGGAATCCATCTACCCAATGACAATCTACCAAGAGGTCTAGGATGAGTGAAGCATGGACAAGAAAAGAAGGCAAAAACCCCAAAGGTGGTTTGAACGCGAAGGGGAGGGCGTCGTACAACGCAGCCAACCCCGGCAAACCCGGTTTGAAACCGCCGCAGCCACAAGGCGGCTCCCGGCGCGATTCTTTTTGCGCGAGGATGACGGGTATGAAGAAGAAGCTGACATCAGCGAAGACAGCCAACGACCCGAACAGCCGCATTAATAAATCTCTCAAAGCGTGGAAGTGCTGACATGGAACAGCACCAAGCAGAGTTGCTTAAATCGGCTGTAGATGGGGCATCTATTTTGACTGTTATAGGCACGTTAGCTGAGTTTCTCCCTCCACTTGCGGCTCTGTTTACCATCATCTGGACAGCAATCCGTATCTACGAAACAAAGACCATTCAGGGTCTTTTTAAGAAGGAAGATAAAAATGGCTGAAGCACCTAAACCCGCGCCTCGTAACCCTGCCCAAGACGAAGCAATGCAACGTGAGGAAGATAAAAGAACTCGTGCGTTGGAAGATAAAGCTTATGAAAAAAGCAAACAGCCCTACGTGCCGGATGTTTTAAGGCCGCTTATGCGTAAAAAAGCCGGTGGCGCTATTAAGAAATATGCCCGTGGCGGTGGTATTGAGTCACGCGGCAAGACTAAAGGCAGGTTTGTATAATGCCTTCTACATCAGCAAAGCAACATCGTTTCATGGCAGCAATAGCTCATAACCCCTCCTTTGCTAAAAAAGCCGGGGTTCCACAATCTGTTGGCAAAGACTTTGCCGCAGCCGACAAAGGTAAAACTTTTAATAAAGGTGGCATGATGAAGAATATGAAAAGTATGTTTGGCGGCAAAGAGTCCTACGGCGAAGAGATGAAAGAAGCCAAAGCCATCAAGTCCGGCAAAATCTCCCCGCAGCAATACGCAATGGGTGAAAAATCAGAAGAAAAGAAATACGCTCGTGGTGGTGGCATTGAAAAAAAAGGTAAGACCCAAGGCACAATGGTCAAAATGGCTATGGGTGGCTCTGTTAGCTCCGCTTCACGCCGTGCTGACGGTATTGCTCAACGCGGTAAGACCAAGTGCTAGAGTGAGAGCCTCTCGTGGGATGGGGGCAATAGCCCCTTCAAAAGTGCCAAAGCTCATTAAGAAGCGCGATGGCAACGAGCCTGTTAAAGTGTTTAAACAGGGCGGCAAGGTTAAAAAATTTGGCCTTGGCGGTATTCTTGTACCAGTTGATCCTATTACTCAACAGGCTATACCAAAGAATATCCAACAAAGTAAATACTATGACCCGGTAGGAACTAAGATGGGTTTTGATACCGAGCGTAACAAAATGAAAGATGTGAACGCAGCGGATGCGGCGGAACAAGCGGCGGCTACGCAAGCAGATATGAATAGACGATGGAAAAATGGTGGCAAGGTTAAGAAGGCCAAATAATGGTTGCTAAAACTACAGCTACAACCGACTTCAACCTTGATTTAAACAACATGGTTGAAGAGGCATTTGAGAGATGCGGGGCAGAGCTTCGTTCCGGCTACGATATGCGGACGGCGCGGCGTAGTTTAAACCTGCTGACAATGGAGTGGGCTAACAGGGGTATTAACCTGTGGACGATTGAGCAAGTTGATCAGGTATTGACCTATAACGTAGGGGGTTACGATTTACCCGTAGACACGGTTGATCTGTTAGACCATGTTATCCGCACGGGAACTGGCACCAATCAGACCGACATCAATATTTCCCGTATCTCTGTGAGTACCTATGCCACGATCCCCAATAAGAATGCCACTGGTCGCCCAATCCAAGTGTGGTTCCAGAGAAAGACAGGCGCTACAGATTCAGCCGGGGATGTCGTCTATCCGCAGATTCATGTCTGGCCTAAGCCAGATAACAGCCAAACTTATACATTTGTGTATTGGCGTCTGCGTCGTATGCTTGACGCTGGTAATGGTATTAACGGTCAGGATGTGCCGTTTCGTTTTATTCCGTGTATGGTTGCTGGCCTTGCTTATCACCTCTCTAAGAAAATACCCGGAGCAGAATCCCGCATCCAGATGCTAAAAGCCGACTACGACGAGGCTTGGGATTGGGCGTCTACAGAAGACAGAGAGAAGGCTCCAATACGTTTTGTGCCTAGAAATATGTTCTATGCCTAACCAATTTTCGTCTGGTAAGTATGCAATAGCCGAATGTGACCGCTGCGGTCAACGGTATAAGCTCACAGAGCTAAAGAAACTTACCATTAAGACTAAGCTAGTAGCTATAAAAGTATGTCCAGAGTGTTGGGAACCAGATCAACCGCAATTACAATTAGGTATGTACCCTGTAAACGATCCACAAGCGGTACGAGAACCAAGGCCGGATAATAGCTATGTCACATCAGGTGTTGGAGGTGATGGGTATCCCAGTGGTGGTAGCAGGATAATTCAGTGGGGCTGGAACCCTGTGGGTGGTTCTAGGCAATTTGACGCAGCATTGACCCCCAATAACTTGGCGCTCACAATCAGTATTGGCACGGTTACAATAGCAGTTACCTAGGAGATTCAAATGGATAAGAAACAAGTTAAACGTATTGCCGATGTAGAAGCTGGTAAAGCGG